GTCATCCAAGCCTTCGTTCAGAAGGTCTGTATAGGCCATTTAAGCGACCTGGGGGCGTGAGATGCCGAGTAGTTGCTTGATGATTGGAGTCATCGGCTGAGAGCCGCTGGCACCCATTCCGTCGAATGTTGCGAAAGTGTCTTGGACGCTTCCTCGAGCGCGCCACAGTGCAGCTGCATACATGAGTGTCCCGAGCGTCACATCCCCACCAGGGGAAGTGGAAAGTGAGTCGCCGTCATACCCGGATTCTGATCTGCGACGAAAGCAGAACGCATTAGCAGCAGACGTTGATTGCGTTAAAAGTGTGTAGTCGTCGCTTGGGTTGTCAATGGTGATACCCAAGTACGTCATCACTTGCGCTGCTGTCACCCAGGTGCAAGTCAAGTCGTAAGAAATTGAACCTGTGTGGGCGTGGAAAGCCTGATCATCTTGCGTATCTATCCATTGAATTGCGTTCTGGATGGGAACAGAATAATCGTAGATAGGTACGCCGTATGAATCAACATCAACTAGTAGATACTGGGGCAATGCGTAAACAGTGTGGGCACCGTTAAATGGCGCGGTGGAACTTGAAACCGTGACGGTTGTACCCAACTCCACTTCGTTAGCGGTGAGGGTACAAACCGTTACATGGTTCTTGATGATTTGTGCATACTGGATTGAGTATGTTGCGGTCATGGCGGTGAAGCCGCCTTTCGACTAAGCCTGTGTGATTTTGCGAATCATTGACGAGATGGCTGCAAAGTTTGCAACGTATCCGTAGTACGAGAACGTACGGCCAAGGGTCGCTGGTGCTTCGATTGAAAGCAAGCCGCGCTGTTGTTCGTAAAACTCAAACGCATCGCCAAGACCAGTACCAACTTTGGTGATGATCATTGTCTTTGCTGCCAACTTGTTAGAAACGACAAGTTGCAAACCGAGTGGGTTCATTCCTGACCATGATGTTGCATCGCCAGCGCCAAGGGTGTTGTATCCACCAAGGCTTGAGCCGATTGCTGGGAATACCGGACGGTTTGTGGAGTCCACAAGCTTTCCAATTTGTGCCCATACGTCTGGTGACACAAACATGTGTGTTGGGAAGTAGTTGGTGGTGTTGCTGATGTCGTAAGCAGCATCGTAAATGCTGGTCATCAAGTCGGCAACTGACAAGTCCCATACGCCCGAAGTTGTAGCAGCTGCAAGAAGTGCAGTACATGCGTTTGATTCGGTAGCAAGCATGTATTCACCCATTAAGTCATTGAGGATCAAGTTGAGTGCTGCTGGGTCTGTGAAGTCAATGTCCTGAACTGACAAAGTTACTTGACCAGCGATTGTGGCTTTTGTAACTGTGTTAGCAGCGATAACCATTGTGGTTGCGCTGACAGCGGTGTTCTGGGTTGATTGTGCTGCTGCGCTGGTGTGCGTGGTGATAGTTGGGCGAACAAATGTGTTGCCTCCACCTGATGGCATTGAACGAGCGCCAAGTGCATTAACAACTGGACGAATGAAGTTTAAGTTCTGAACAAGTGGCCCAAGAACTGGAACTGGCAAAAGTCCCGGTGTATCAGTCGTGGCGATATCACCAGCGGCTGCCTGAATGGCGGTCTGGTTGTCACGTGCAGCTGCTTTGTATGCTTCGTTTACATTGCGGAAAGTATCTCCACCAATGTGCATCGCTGCCATGTATTCACCCGGTGTTGGCATAGCAAACTTGCGCTTTGGCTCTGCAAACAGTGGTGATGTTGGAATTACGGATTCGGGGCCTGATGCCTCGATGATTGCTTCTGACATTTCTTCAGTCTCCTCGACTTCGGTTGGTTCTTCGTCAGGCTCATCGGGTGCCTCTTGTGGAATGGTAACAGGTTCACGCGCTGCATACACGGAATCTACGGTTGCCCCAGAAAATGCTGGGATGGGCACAAGCGATAGCTCTAACCAGTCGGCTGCGGTGACAACCATTGTGCCCTGATCATTGAAATACGAGTCGGTGACATTGACACCAACTGAGACTGAATCAAGAACCCCAGCGCTAGCCATTGTGAGTGCATCGGTTCCTGCTTGGGTGTCCACGATTGACGCAGTAAACATCATGCCCTGTGAGGTTTCCTGACGGGCAGAAACAAGACCGACAGGCTGTGTCGAGTCGTGATACATGAACATCTTCGGGGCTTTGCCTGTAACAGGTAACGAACCAGCGGTGAACATCACCGAGGTGCCATCTGAAACGGTGGCTGGGACATTGTAAGGAACGGCCATTCCGCTGATTTGGCGACTAGGAGAATCCCCAGCTGCTGCTTCAACGTCAATGGCAAAACCTTGAGTTAAATTAAGTTTCATTGTGGAACCTCCGTGATGGTTGGCATTGAGTTTGTTGTGTCGGGGCTTGCTGGGTATGGCATTTCTGGCATGTTGTCGGCGTCGGGCGCTGAAATGACGGCTGATAAATAATCATCAATATCGTATTCAACGTACGTTCCTCTTGGAAGGACATTGTTCATTGAAAGGGTCTGCGCGATGCAGTCCATGTAGGGACGGGCACCGAATAGGTACAAGTCCTCGCGGGCTTGCTGGCCTGTGGTGTATTGGTATGACCCAATGTTGATACCAGCAAGGTATGGAGGAATGTTGCCCAAGCGGCACATTTCTAATGCTTGAAAGTTGGCTGAGTCAATCATCAGCATGTTGTCCGGCAATGCCTTGGTTTCGGTGTAGTCAAGGAACTCATTAAGCGCTGCCGTTTGATTGTTCTCTCGAGCTGCGTTGAACGCACTAGCAAGATCAGCAAGTTCTTGGGCTGACAAGGGTTCGCCTCCGCGTTGGCGCAAAACACCACTAGGCATTGACGAATTAGCATTTCGATAGCGTGAATGTTCAAGCCTTAACGCTGTTGCGACTGCTTGTTCTGATTGAAAAATTACGCCTTCTACAGGGCTAATAAACTGCACAAGGTCTTTTTCGTCTATTTGTCCACCTTGAAAATAAACCTGATTTGAAGGGGCAAACCAGACTGGGCCGGATTGATCACGGGTGGTGACATTTGCGGCTGGAAGCCGAGTCATGGCGCTCGGAAAGCCATCGGCGGTACGAGCGGTGATAAACCAAAAAGCACGGCCATAGAAAAACAAGTCATCAAGTGTCCATGACATGAGAGTTGAATAAGGGATGGCTGGGTCTGGTTGTTTAATCCACGAGCGAGGAGCAATAGGAACTTTCATCATTTCGCCACTTGCTTCGTCCCAGATTTCGTTATACATGCATAAATAAACCGATGAAACAACAGAAGCCAAAAGGTCACGGGCACGAGCCAAAGTAGGCACAGACATGCCACGGTTACGGGCGTCACCTTCGTAATAGGTGTAATACTGACCTACAAGGTTGATACCGGCATTGTTTGCGTTGTAGCCATAGCCACCACCGCCTTTACCGCCTCCACCAGCTGCTGCTGCTTTTTGAGTATCGACTGCTGGGGATATTGCTGCTTTATTGACGTTGCGATTAAAAATAGCCATGATGCCTCAGTTCTGTGGTGCCTCGCCTCATCCCGACAACGTTGCGAGACACCTACGCTGGAGTCTAGTCATCAAGCGACAACCATCATTGGCTTTTGGTTGCTCTTTGGTCGTGAAGCAGCCGACGTTGCCCACACCATTACTCGGCAAAGTTCTATCGGCCCGGGTGATTTCTGGCTACTGATCACAGCCCCCGTTGGGGTTTTTACAAGGACTGCCCTTGAGACATGATCAGCTAGGAGGCTTTCGCCGTGGTGTTGTACGCGTCCTTCGTGAATCATTGACCGCACCAAAGTCGTGAACTTTGTTAGTTCTGCATAGCCAGTAATGGTTGTACGGCGACGCAAAGGCAAAGGAACGTGGATGTCCAATGTTGGTGTGATCAGCAGCTGCACTTCTGTGTTGGCCATTACTCGGGCTATTTCGTCCCACATATCGGCTTCGGTTTCAACAACAAACTCCACCTGGACAATGACTTTGCCGTCAGCCTCGGCAGCGCGCACACCGACATAACGTGCATCATCCATCGAGGTATCTACCGACAGGAATCCACCTTCAGGCATTGGAGTATCTGTTTGGTTCTTCTCCCAAATTCCCAAATCTAGCCACGCTCCTCTAGCCACCAGCCATTGGTTCAGGTGGGCACGTTGGAAACTGTCTTTTTTAGATACAGCGCGCAAAGCCTCAACCGTGATTGTTGTCCCCAAAGAAGGGTTAGCCCAATGCCAGTTTTTCTCATCCAAAGGATTTAAGTGTGCCGGCATTGACCACTCAGCAAAATACAACGGTGACGTATTGCCCTTGTCAATGTCAGCCATGGCTTGCGACCTCATTTTGATCATGGTGTCTGAGGACTGATCACCAGCCGTAGACCAACAAGAAAGCAACGGTGATTTACGGGCAATCATGCTGGGGCGTAAAGCGTCGTCAATGACGCCCTCATCAATATCCCAAAGTTCGTCCACAAGAACCAGATCGTGGCTACCACCATGCAGGGATTTAGTAGCTGCGCGAATTTCCCAGCGTGAACCGTCCGGCATCTCAACAGATTTACGGCCAATTGCAGCAAGTTTTTTACCCCCAAAAGAATCCACAAGAATGTTTGCAAGCAAAGGAAAAATAGCTTCTGCCCGGTCAAGTTTGTTGGCCACAGACATAACCGATTGAGGCCCACCACGAATAATGGCACCCTCAGTCATCCACCAACCAAGAAGCGCCTGCAAAGCAACCGACTTTCCATTCTGACGAGCCGTACTAACCAAAGCCTCACGGAACTGCAACTTGCCAGAACCATCATGCGCCAACTGTTGAGAGATCGCATAAACCTGCCACGGCATCAACTCAACCTGCATATGACGTTGCGCCCAAGCCGCCACCTGAGGGCCATAAGAAAAAGTCCCAACATCAACCGACTCCAATCTGGGCTGTTCCCTACCAATGCGCCAATCATCAGAACGGTTATCGCCAGTTACCGCCAGTTCAGGCTGATTCTCAAAAAATACGGAGGAAATAAGGGTCGGGGTTTCTGTTGACTCGGAAAAAAAACTATTTTCGGTTGTTTTTTTGGGTTGTTGCGTAATCGGTGGTCGTTGGGTCTGTGTTCGCGTCTGGGCTTGTTGTGCTGCACGTTTGTTTTGTTGTGTTGCGCCTTTGCGTGAGTTGCAGGATTGGTGGGCGGGTTGGAGGTTGTCGATGCTGTTGTCGCCTCCGTGCATGAGGCTGATGATGTGATCGGCGGTGTTGGCTCCGGGTTTGCCGCATAGGGCACAGATGGTGTGCTTGCCGTCTGACAGTATCTGTCGTCTGTTGGCTTTGTATTGGGGGTCGTTGTATGGGGATGTCATACGGGTGATGTTACTAGCGCCCTTGCTTCGCTGCGGTTGCTTTCGGGCGTGTGCTGGTCTTGGGGGTTTGTGTTCCCCACAGTTCAGAGCAAGTAGCTCTTGGTTGCCGGACACAGGGTTGAAGTGGACACCAGTCGTATTTATGACGTTTAGACGCTGCACTGGCGACTTACCCCAACAACCTTTCAGGTAAGTCATCTCGAGTGATTGGGCGCGCCAGCTCTACCCACGTCACCGTGTGTTATGCCTGCACAGTGCAATCCCGTACGAGGCCTTGGTCATATTCAGTTGTAAGAGGCGGTCAGTCTTTGCGTATGCCTTGAAGGCAGGCGATGCCGATGGAGATTAGCAGTGCATACCAGCAGATGATCAGCATTGGGAGAGCCTTGTACTGATGAAGTCGAGGTCTTTGGGTCGCCACAGGTAGCACTCTACATGAGGCGCTAAAGCTCTTATCCAGCCATCTTGTGCAGCTGTTGTTTTACCTTTGTCGGTTTTGA